CACCAGCACCTGGTCGGCGCGCATTTTGTCAGGCGTGAAGCTGAATGCCTTGCCTTTGCGACTGTCACGCCTTGCGCGCTGCCATGCCCCAAGCCTGCCGGGAATTGTGAATGTAAGTGTGCGCGGCTGGTTCATGGATTCCCGCCAGACGGGAATTGATGCCCAGTGCATGGGTTGCACTTGCCGATAACAAATGATGGTTCTAGTTTGTCCACAGCTTGAGGTGGATGCATGCAAGCGCTTGAAACACTTCCCAAAGATGACGCAGCGCTAATATTGGAAATCGTGGGCTTGCAGGTTTTTCGTGAACAGTTTGGCATGCAGCAGTGCCTGCTGCGTGGCATCGGGCCAAGGCGCAAAATGCTTGGCGCTGACAGACCAGAGGGCCAGACAGCAGCCAATGTGGCGCGTGACATGCTCGCTGACTTGTGCCGCGCCTGCCCATACCAATCTTGCAAAATGAAAATCTGGGGCATGGGCTAATTGCCTTTGCTCTCGCGCTGGAATCTTGCTCTCCCACGCTTTGCGCGCTGGCGCAGGTCCACAAATTTCCACCATGGAATGCCGGTCAGCGCTTCCAGCTTTAAAGCTGTTTCGTGGCTGGCCACGGTCACACCTCGCCGCAGTCTGGAAATCTGACAGCGGCTGCGGTTTACGGCTCGCGCCACCTCAGCATCAGCGATGCCGTGCTTATCCATCCACTGCTGCAAGCTGGTCATGCGCGCTGGTGTAAGGCGAAAGAGTCGAATGCGACAAATCAAAACTGCAAGTTCTGCACAGGCTCTGCCGTGTGCGGAGCATGCACCATAACCTGAGATTTGTTTTTATCGCTGCGCACCACAGAACGTGTGAATAAAAGTGGGCCATGGTGATTTAAATTGGCCCAGTCCGGTTGTCGAGTTCGACTCCCAAGCGCTTTGATGCGCGCATGGATGAAATTCCAGATGCATTGCTGACACTCAAAGAGGTGCGCAAGTTTTTTGGTGGCAGCAAACCTATTGGGTCCACCACGGTTTACCGCTGGATAAGAGAGGGCAAGCTGCCACCTCCAACCAAAGTGGGCCCGTTCATAAATCGCTGGCGCAAGAGCGACTGTCAGCGCCTGCTGGATGAAATGCAGAAAGCTGCTGAGCGAAAGGCGCAGCCATGACAACTAGCCTTGTGCATCTGATAGCCTCTGCGATTGATAACGTGGAAAGAGAATTCAACTATCAGCGATTCATGCAGCCAGCGCATAAACGCCAAAGATATTTTGGCGCTGGCAATGCTCACGAAAAACTGCGTACAGCGCAGGCTCTTGCTGCACTCAAAGTGGTGCGCGATTTTGACGAACAACTGACTGCAAAAATAAATGCCATGAGCAAGAGGGCGCAGCCATGAACGGCAAACAGGGTGACTTGTTTGATCTGGCAGAGGGCAGGCGCTTGCAGGCTGAGGGCATTGAACGTGTCAGTCTCAATGCTGGCAATTTCATCCAGCGTGGGCTTGCTGCCATCGCTGTACTGCCACCTGGACGGTACACAGGTGAAACCATCAGGGCAAAGCTGCTGGCCAAAGAGATTGCACCACATCATCCCAATGCGTGGGGCGCTCTTATTCTCGCAGCGATCAAACGCGGGATGCTGCATCACACTGGTCACTATGTGCCAATGCGGTCAAAGAAAAGTCACGCGCATAAAAACGAAGTTTATGAAAGGTGAGGTAAAATGAAACAGCCAGTTGAAATTGAACACGATGTGCAGATGGTTTCAGCCAATGGCCTTGGCCGGTATCCATGGGAGGATATGCAAGTTGGTGACAGTATCAAATTCAAAACCAAAACCGCTGCCAATGGTGCGGCTGAGCGAGCCAACCAACGCTTTGAAACTTTGAAGTTTCGCGCAGGCTTTGACAAAAACGGGCAGGCGCGTGTGTGGCGGGTTGCAGAATGAATGCACCAGCCACCACTAAGCGGCGCAGCAAGCTGCTGGCGATCTCGCCTGATGCCATCGAGCCGAAAAAACCCAAGGTGCTCATTTATGGCGTCGCTGGGGTTGGAAAAACGTGGCAGGCACTAGACTGGCCAAGCTGCTATTACATTGACACCGAGGGGGGCGCAGACCTTGCCCCCTATCGGGCCAAGCTGCTGAAAGCTGGGGGCATGTACTTTGGCCCTGAACAGGGCAGCTTGGATTTCGACACGGTAATTGGCCAGATTGAAGCGCTGGCCACAGAAAAGCATCACTATAAAACCGTCATCATCGACTCCATCACCAAGCTGTTTAACACCAGCATCACTGATGAACAGTCACGCCTTGGCGATAGGGATGCATTCGGTGCATCCAAGAAACCAGCAGTGCGCCAGATGGCCAAGCTGGTGCGCTGGCTCAATCGCGCAGATATGAATGCAGTTATCATTGCGCACCAAAAAGACCTTTGGGGAAAATCTGATGCCGGTCAGCGTGAAGCAATCGGTGTCACTTTCGATGCGTGGGAAAAACTGGAATATGAATTGCACCTGGTTTTGCGCATCTCGAAAATCGGCACTGGTGACAATGCCAAGCGCTTTGCGCATGTGGGCAAGTCGCGCCTCACAGGTTTCACCGAGGGTGAACGCTTAGATTGGTCCTATGCCGAATTTGCGCAGCGCTATGGCAAGGATGTTATCGAAAAGGAAGTTGTGCCGGTCACGCTGGCCACGGCAGAGGAAGTGGCTGAGGTGAACAAGCTGCTGGAAATCGTGAAGTTGCCAGAGGGCACGGTTGAAAAGTGGATGACCAAAGCTGGTGCTGACAGCTTCGAGGAAATGTCCAGTGAAAATGTGCAGGCATGCATCACACACCTCAAAGGAAAGCTGAGCCCATGAGATTTGAACCGATGACAGACAATGCCGCAGACACGCAGGCCAATGCATTCCGGCTGTGGAAGCGTGGACTCTATGACTTTGAAGTTGTCGAGGCCGAGGATAGGACCAGCAAGGCAGGCAATGACATGGTTGAACTGCAAGTGCGCATCTATAACCAAGAGGGGCGCAGCCGTGTCATCTTTGATTACCTAGTGGCCACTGAGGCAACTGGTTACAAGATTCGCCATTTTGCCAGCGCCACTGGAATGCTCGCGCAGTATGAGAAAGGTGAGTTAGACGCAAAGCAGATGCTTGGCAAAACTGGGCGCTGCCAGCTTGGCATTCAGAAAGACAAGCAAGGTCTTTATCCAGATAAAAACATCATCAATGACTATGTGCCCAAGGTTGCTGGTGGTGAGTCAGGGGTGAGCTCTGCGCCTGCGGCTGATGAAATGGATGATGAAATTCCGTTCTAACCATGAAACCCAAAAAACCACCATTCTGCATGGTCTGCGGTTCGTTTCATTTTCCAAAGCGTGAGCATGAATGGCAGGAAGATTCACCATTCATGCAAGCTGAGGTCAGATGCGCCATGAAAGAAAATGGTGGCTCTGGGTTTGCTGACCCTGATGCAGTGGTGACCTACTGGAAAGCACACTGGCATGAACTTGTTATTGAGTGCCTGATGGCAAGACTCTATGGGGTAAGCGATGACTGCCAGCATCACTGAACAGATTGAATGCGTCAGGCGTGAACTGGTGCTGCGCAGGCGGGTTTACCCTCGATGGGTCCAGCAGGGCAAAATGAGCCAAGAGAAATCACAAAAGGAACTGATAACAATGGAGGCAGTCCTAGCAACCCTTGTGGCGATGGAGAATGAGCAAAGGTTGTTGTGATGCAACCCGGTGGGCTGTTTGATGCATTTGTTTTTTTGGCTGCTGTGGCGCTTGTCGCCTTGCTGTGGCGCAGCCCCTAATGACTACGATGACAGAATGCCCGCTGTGCGGTTATGCACTGACATACACATCAGCAAGCCATATGTGGAAAGAGTGTCTGTGCTGCGGCTGGAACGAATGGGAGCAACTGCACGAAAAGATTCGTGAGGAAGTTGCCAATGGCGAGGGCTGGGATGGGGACGAATAACACCGCTAACATTTGTTAAACTTGTCTAGGGCAGGGGGGGCTTGCCTAGACTATTTAACAGGCCGCAGTTTAGGGTGTGCACGGCACGCATAGGGCAGAAAGGCAGGGCCAATGAGTGATTATAGGTGGATTTCAAAAGACCCCGTAATTGACGTAATCAGAACTGAGATGCAGCGCTATGGGAATTTGAATAGCGAGCAAATCACCAAACTTTCATATGAGAGTGGGGTGAGTTATGGCGCGATTCACGAATGGTTATTTGGAGAAACCAGGCGGCCCCAGTCACTTTCAACACGCTTTGTGCTGCAAGCCTTGGGTGTCAGCATAAAATATGAGCGTGATGATGGGACAACAATTCGACAGCATGAACCAGAACTGATTTCCAAAGCAGAGCAAGCAAGGATTTTGAAAGCAGAGCGTGAACGTAGAGAAAAAAGAGAACGCGAAAAAGCCAAAGAAAGGAAAAACAACAAATGAGCGAACCATTGCCAGATGAAATTCAGCAGTTAATCGAAAAAGCAGGCTCACCAACAAAGGCTGAAAAACTATTGGGGCTTGGGCATGCGACTTTTAAAAGGATAGAGACAGGCAAACGAGTCTATACAGACAGCATGCGCGAAAGAGTTATTGCAGCGCTGAATGGTGAGATGATTGCACCGCCGCCTAAAAAGGCCAAGGCCAAGGCCAAGGCCAAGAGTAATGGCCACGCTATTGAGCCCCCGCCAGTGGTGGCACCTGCGCCTGAATTTGTCCTTTGGGATGGTAAGAGTAAGGGCACTTACAAAACCAAAAGAGTTGGCCCGCACAAACCACGCACCATCAAAAATGTACCGCAGCCCGTTCTGGATTTGCTTGAAAAATATGATGGCAACGCCAATGAGGCTGCGCGGGCAATGGGAATGTCTGGTGGCAGTTCCATCATCCATTTGATGGATGGAAAAGTTGAGTTCACTGAGAGAAAGCAGCGCGCAGTGTGGTC